TAAATTGAAAATTACTCATATTGCCGTGGCAGACACCGATAACGGTAAGATCACTCCGTATACACAAGAGGTACCGTATCAGGCACGACAAGCCTACCTCGACAGTATCAGAGCTGGCATCTATGAAGATTTTGGTGCTTTGGACGTGCATACGGTGGCCGCTGGGGCTACGAATGACCACATCGACGCTGCCTATCAGCCTATGGATGAGAATGCCGATGACTTCGAGTACCAGATCATTGAATTCGTGCAGCAGGTCCTGAGGCTTATGGGTATCGAGGATACTCCCCAGTTTAAGCGTAATCGAGTATCTAACCAGAAGGAGCAGACCGATATGGTATTGTCTGCTGCTGAATATCTTGACCAACAGACTATCCTGCAGAAGCTACCGTTTGTGACGGTGGACGAAGTGCAGGACATTCTGGCTCGAAGGGATGCCGAAGGACAGGACCGGCTGGACGATTCCGAAGATAATAATTTGGAAGAGATTGAGGTAGTGGAGGAAACTGAGGAGGCCGCTTCGTAGCCCTTCTCTTGGCCTCTGTAGTGGGGTGTGCCTCTTGCCCGTCGGGAGGGCTAGAGACCAAGGAGGACCCCAAGGAGAGGCTCGGAGGTATATCAGGAGGTGATCGCCGATGGCCGATATTGGGACGAGGTTCACCGATAAACGGCAGGACGAACTAGAGAAACGGCTGAGGCGTATATATTCAGACGCTGCTAAGGACATTGAAGCCAAGATGCAGGACTTCAATCGGCGGCACAAGGTAAAAGAGGCCAAGTACCGTCAGATGCTGAAAGACGGCAAGATCACACAGGAGGACTTCAACGGCTGGATGAAAGGCCAAGTCTTCCAAGGAAAGCAGTGGCAAGCAAAGAAGGACCAAATAACCGAGACTTTGTACCAGTCGAATCAGATCGCGGCGAGGATAGTGCAGGGTGAAACCGTTGGAGTATTCGCTCATAACGCCAATTTCATGTCATACGATCTGGAGCATACTGCCGGTGTCAATTTCGGTTTTGGTATCTATGATTCCGCCACCGTAACCCGACTAATCAAGAGTCAGCCCGATCTCCTGCCGAAATCCAGCGTCAAGAGGTCTAAGGACAAACAGTGGAACAGTCGCAAGTTGACTGAACAGGTCACTCAGGGCATCATACAGGGTGAACCATTGGACAAAATCGCCAAAAGGATGGCACAGGCGGTTTCGATACAGGACTGGAAGTTTATGCGGACCTATGCCCGGACTGCTATGACCGGTGCTCAAAATAGTGGCAGACAGTTGAGCCTCCAGAACGCCAAAAACATGGGTATCAAGGTCAAGAAGGAGTGGATGGCTACACTCGACGGCCATGCCCGAACTGAACACCGGGAGCTAGACGGTCAAAAGGTAGACACGGATAAACCCTTTAAGGCGGGGGGTTATACCATTATGTACCCCGGCGACCCGGCAGCACACCCAGCTATGGTGTATAACTGCCGATGCACGTTGGTGGGCGATCTCACGGACTACCCCTCTGAATATGAGAGGTACGATAACATTGAGGGTAAACCCATCAAGAATATGACATATCAAGAATGGGAAAGTGCAAAGAAACAAACGGCTTCGGCGCAACCTAAAGGAATAACCAAATGGACTCCTCCTACTCCCGACATACAAGATGTCCACAACGCCAAACGCGAGTATTTTTCTGATCTCGGCGCAGAAGTTGACGAAGATGGGAATGTTACGCTATATCACGCTACTTCTCAGTCGGCTGCTGAATCTATCCGCAGAGAGGGATTTAGGCCCAATGATGACCCTATAAACGGAGTAGTGTTGGAGGACGTTGGACTTAGATCGTTTTTCGGGTGGAATAGAGACTGGGTTAGTAGTACATGGGGTAGCGATAGCGGTACTGTGATGCAGGTAAAAATACCAGCGTACTACTTACATATGGCAGGCCAAAATACCGACGAAGTATTTGTAGAAAGCTGGATACGAAAATATGGTGATATATGGCTGCCGGATGAAGACCCGACTTCGTTAGCGTGGGATAGAAGATTATTAAAACGTTGGAAGAAGAAACACGACGGATAGGAGGTGTATATTTGATGGCTGACGTTGAACTCGTTGATAACTCTCCGCAGGTCCGGGAAGCTTTGGACAACGCTGTTCCCCGGATTTTGGAGATGATCGGCATCAAGGCCGAGAGGTACGCTAAGGCGCTGTGCCCTGTTGGTACCCCGGAGAGCACTGGCAAAAAGGGATACCGAGGTGGTACTCTCCGTAATTCTATAACTCATCAAGTCGACGATGATGTACTGACCGTTGGTAGCAACGTTGAATACGCGCCCTATGTCGAGCTTGGAACCGGACCGAATTACACTCCACCCCCGGAATGGGAGCAGTTTGATGCTCCGAGAGGCAGCGGAATCGGCCATGGGTATGTGACCTCCCGGCCTTTTCTGAGACCGGCAATCGAGGACCATGTAGACGAATATAAGCACGTTGTCGAGAACGAGCTACGTAATGCGTGATGTGTTGCATAATACAACACAGAATGCAACGTTGCAACAGGCCCGGTCAGAAGGGCTGCTGTTGTGTTGTATTGCATTCTTCTTCTTAGAAGATGCAATGCAATACAACAACGCCCAGACCCGCATTACAACAGGTAACATAATGATTTCCACTTGACACGGTTGTTTCGGTGTGTTATAATGGAACTAACGGAGGACTAAAGTATCTGTCCTCAGTATCTCGTAGGCAGAAGAACCTGCCCGAAGAAAAGGAGATAGTTGCTATGCCTAAGTTCACTCGTGACATGATTCGCAGTATTCTGGGCGACGCTCATACTGACGAAATCGAGAATCGGCTGATTGCTGCACACCTCGCCGTTGTTGACCCGCTGAAAGACGACCTCCAGAAGTATAAAGCCGATGCAGAGAAGCTCCCCGGCGTCCAGAAGGAATTGGACGACCTTAAGACCGCTGGTGGCGACTGGGAGACTAAGTACAACGACGAACACACTGCGTTCGAGAAGTACAAGTCCGAGGTTGCCGCTGCTGCCCAGACCGAAAAGGTCAAGGTTGCGTATAGGGAGCTGCTCAAGGATGTGGGAATCAACGAGAAGAGGTTTGAAGCCATCCTTCGTCTGACGGACTTCTCTAAAATGAAGCTTGGGGACAAGGGTCTGGAGGACGTAGACAAGCTGAAAGAGGCTATCAAGAGTGACTGGGCGGACTACATCCCGGAAACCCACGAGGACGGGGCTGACGTTGGCAATCCTCCCGATGGTGGTAAGCCGACCCCGTTCGAGAACATGAGCCTGACTGAAAAGATGGCGTACGCGAATCAGCATCCGAGTGCGCCAGAGGTTATGGCTTGGCTGAAAAAGTAACGAGAGGAGAATGAATTATGCCCGGTATTTTTGATACCAAGTTCTTCAATGCCGAGGTATTCGGCAAGTATCTGGAGACCGTTCCGCGCTATAAGCAGAATGCGTTCCTGACTTCCGGTGTCCTGCGCACCCGTACGGACCTGCGGTCTATGCTGGCTGATCAGACTGGCGGTAACTTCATCAGTATTCCCATGGTTGGCCGTATCAGTGGCAACCCTGTGAACTATGATGGTGGTACTACGATTACTTCGACGAGCATCGGTACTTTCCTGCAGTCCATGATCGTCGTGGGCCGTGCCAAGGCATGGACTGAGAAGGACTTCTCTTACGACATCACCGGTGGCCATGACTTTATGGCTGATATCGCCAATCAGGTGGGCGAGTATTGGGATGATGTTGATCAGGCGACCATCCTGTCCATCCTCAAGGGCATCTTCGGCGTGAGTACCAACAACTTTAATACTGATCACACTCTGGACATCTCTGCTGAGACCGGCGACAGCGGCGCGGATGCCTATATTGGTGCAACCACGCTGAACAACGCCCTGCAGAAGGCTGTTGGCGCGAACAAGAATCTGTTTGGCATGGCTATCATGCATTCTCAGGTTGCCACTAATCTGGAAAATCTGAATCTGTTGGAGTTTGTCAAGCAGGTTGACGCCAATGGTCTGGAGCGCAGCACCGAAATGCGCACGTGGAACGGCAGAACCGTCCTGATTGATGACGAGGGTACTGTTGAAACCACCGGTAGTGGCTCTTCTGCTGTCACTAAGTACACCACCTATCTGCTGGGTCGTGGCGCTATCGACTACTGTGACTGCGGTGTAAAGGTCCCCAACGAGGTGGACCGCGACCCGGCCACCAATGGCGGTATGGATACCCTGTACACCCGCCAGCGTAAGCTGTTTGCGCCTCATGGTTTCTCCTTCGTCCAGCCGTCTACGGCTATTATCAGTCCCACTGATGCCCAGTTGGAGACTGCTGCCCGGTGGACGCCTGTCAAGGATACTAACAGCTCTACGCCTAGCTACTACGAGAGCAAGGCTATCCCGATCGCCCGGATTATTTCTCTGGGCTAAGGTGGTGAGTTGTTGTGGCGGCTAATACTGTACTGATTCGCGTTGATACGGTGGAGAAGGACACGTGGGATGCGATTCTGGCTTTGGCCGGTGAATCCGCTAGCGTTACCGCTTTGACTGAGGCTGAGGAAGCGCTTCTCGCTCTCGCCGGTAACGCTGATGCGCTTTTGGCTCTGTTGGAATCCGAATCTACACCCGAGGCTGGGACTTAATGCGAAAGGAGGGGTCGATGGATGCTTGAGCAGATTCTGGACCACCTGCATAACTATTTTATAGTTAAGGGTGGAGTACATACTGGTACGTTTACAGTTGCAGATGGCTCTATCGACCTCGATTTTCTGCAGCCGGGTCAGTATTTCAGGGTTGTCGGGTCGGTGTTCAACGATGGGGTACACTTATACCCGGCGACAAACTTAACCGCCGAAACATTCAGTGGTGAGGTCTGGGCGATGGCTGTTCCTCCTGCGGTTATCGCTCTTGCGGCGGAGATCGGGGAATGGGTGGGCAATCATCCTAACGACGGATACCTCTCCGAGAGCTTCGGAGGGTATTCCTACAGCTTCGGAACTAATAGCCGGGGTTCTGCCCCGGCTGGCTGGGAGGACGTGTTCCGTGGCCGCCTGAACGCTTGGAGGAAGGTATCGTGAGGCTGTTTGAGGAAGGTATGGAGAAGTGTGTCCTCATGGACCGCAGGAGTGTACCGGATGCTTTTGGCACGTTTACTGGTTATCAATGGGTCGATGGGGCGGAGTTTGACGCTGCTATAGTTAAGGACAACACGTTAGATGCACGTGTGGCTGAGAAGCAGGGTGTTACCGAGGTATACACCATAACCGTGTATAAGGGTATGCCGTTACAGTTCCATGATGTGTTTAGACGACTGTCCGATGGTGCTGTCTTCCGGGTGACTTCTAATGTCACTGACAGCCAGACACCTAAACGCGCATCCTTCCAGTTTGGGCAGGTAACCGCTGAGGGGTGGGTGTTACCAAATGACTAACACTGCAGCCGCTCTGCATACCTTCTTCGCCGGCTTCGGTATTCCGGACTACGTGGAGAACACGGTTCCGGACGACGCCACTTTTCCGTATATTACCCACCAAATAGTGCAACCGGAGTGGAGAGGTTCAGCTCCGTTTTACGCTAGGGTGTGGTACAGGAGCCTGTCTGTAGGTGGGTTGTGTGCAAAAGTAGACGAGATTGCTGCTGCCATTGGGGAGGGTGTCAGTATTCCTGTAAGTGGCGGTGCGGTATACCTCACTAAAGACGCGGTATTTGACCAATATATGCCCTTTGAGGGTGACGACATGCTCAAGACAGCGTATCTGAGCATGGTAATTCAAGTCCACGTGGCATAGGAGAGTGATAATCATGAAATACAATGTTATCCCGAATGACACCTTCGAGAAGCTGCAGATGGAGGCTGGCATCTTCTGCAAGCACTTCAATCCTGCGACTGGCGAGTACAGCGGCCTGATGGGCGCGACCACTGGCGGCGGTCAGTTCTCCACTTCCCCTGAGTTCTCCGACTTCGGCGAGGACGTGGACAACTGCCCGAATAACACGATGGAGTTGAAGCACAAGGACAGCGAAACCGCTGTACTGTCTACGACTTTTGTTACGCTGGATGCTGAGACGGTCAAGTTTGCGCTGGCTGGCGCTGACATCGACAGCAACGACACCACGCATATCATTCCCCGGCGCGACCTGAAAACCGAGGACTTCAATGACGTGTGGTGGGTAGGCGACTACTCCAACATCAACACCGGCGAATCCGCTGGCTACGCGGCTATCCACCTGAAGCGTGCGCTGGCTACGTCTGGCTTTAACCTCCAGACTACCAAAAACGGCAAGGGCCAGCAGAGCATGGAGCTGACGGGCCACTACACCATCTCCGACCAGTCTGATGTGCCCTACGAGATTTACATCAAGGCTGGTGAGGACTCTGGCGAAACCCCAGAGATCAACCTTGATAAGCACAGCGCGACCATTGAGGTTGGCGAAGAACTGACGCTGAACGTGACCCGCAAGGTGCCGTCTACCGCCACCGTAACGTGGCAGTCTGACACCACTGCCAAGGCCACGGTTTCTGACGGCGTTGTGACCGGCGTTGCGGCTGGCTCCGCTATTATCACGGCGAAGATCACCGTTGACGGCGTGACCTACAGCGACACTTGCACGGTCGTGGTCGTGTCCGCATAACCCATAGGACAGGAGGCGCAGAAGATGCGGAAATTGTCTGAATACAGGGACGGCGACGCGCTGGATTTGCTGGCCGACATCATGGAGCCTGCCGCTGAAATCATGGTTGATGACGAGGTACGCAAAGCCTTTGATGAGGACACCAAACTCCACGCGGCGTCCGTTGCCATCAAACTTCACAAGGATGCCGTGCTGAAAATCCTTGCAGCTCTTGACGGTGTACCCGTGGAAGAATACCACTGTAACATTTTCACCCTGCCTGCCCGTGTTCTGGAAATCCTGAACGACGACGAGTTGGTCGATTTTTTTACCGCGCAGGCACAGACGATGACTTCCGCAACGTCTTCTGGGCCTGTTACGGAGACTATCGAGGACGGAGGGACGGCGTAAAGCCGTTCCTCCATTACGTTTATGCCAAGCATCGAGAGATGTACGACGCGGCGGTCTATCGCGTGTACGCAACGGACATGCTACGCGCCGTGAACATTTCGCTGGGCCAGAAGGTTGATGAACGGTACATTGAGATCATTCGCCCGAAGCCCGTGGACAATCGCAGCGGTGAGGAAATCGCAGCAGAGGTCATCTCCCGGCTTGGATTAAAGGCGGTGTAATTATGGCAACAAACCTGATGTCGCTTGTCGCAACCCTGAGCCTTGACAAGCAGGGTTTTGAGACTGGCGTAAAGGAATCCCGCAGCACCTTCTCCAAACTGGGTGATTCCGCGAAGAAGCTGGCAAGCGTTACTGCAAAAGCGACAGCCGCCGCGCTTGCGGCTTCTGCCGCCGCTGTTGGCAAGATCGTCAAGGATGCGGTTAATGCCTATAAGGATTATGAGCAGCTTGTGGGCGGCGTTGAAACGCTGTTCGGCGCTGGTGGCCAGAGCCTTGAGGAATACGCAAAGTCCGTAGGAATGAGCGTGGACAAGGCGGCTGAGAACTATAACAAGCTGATGGAAGCGCAGGACAAGGTCTTCGCTGATTCGAAAACCGCGTTCAAGGAAGCTGGCATGTCTGCCAATGAGTACATGGAGACAGCTACCAGCTTCAGCGCGTCCCTGATTCAGTCCCTGGGCGGCGACACGGCAAAGGCCGCTGATATGACCAAGCAAGCCATCATCGACATGTCCGACAACGCCAATAAGATGGGTACGGACATCGAGTCGATCAAAACGGCTTATGCGGGTTTTGCAAAGCAGAACTACACGATGCTTGACAACTTGAAGCTGGGCTACGGCGGTACAAAAACGGAGATGGAGCGCCTGATTAAAGACGCGAACCGTCTACGCAAGGCGCAGGGCAAGAACGCTGACCTGACCATAAACAGTTATGCTGATGTCATTGAGGCCATCCACACCGTTCAGGAAGAAATGGGTATCACTGGCACGACAGCGAAGGAAGC